AGGTGGCATCAATTTCTTCAAGCAAACGAATTGCACTGGCAATAACATTGGATGCACGATTTTCAATGATGTGTCGCTTGTCGCGTTCCACATACATTGAGTCCAGTTCTTCCAGCAAACTGCGAGTTTTCTTTTGCATGACTTCAGGGCCTTTTTGTTATTTATGGGTTTGAGCCACAGTTATCATCACAAATAAGCAAACGACCCTTTTTATAGTCTCCAATTTGCCAGGATTCTTCAACTCCAGCAAACCATTCTATGCATTGTCGCAAAGGGTATTCTAATGCATTATTTTTTGCAATCAATGGAATCAATTGAGCATTGGCGGCTTGATGATATTGTCCTCGACCATAAGTTTTAGGATAGAACCCAGTATAACAACAAGGACTTACATCACCGGTGGCAGAAATGTATATGGATTTTAAAAGCTTGGTTTCGCATTTTACACTGCCGACCGATGTGCGTCCTGCAATTACATCTTCTAGTAATACTTCATCGGTCTTTTTTTTGTAAAATAAAACTTTAAAATCACGCTCTCCTGTGTAGTCGCCCATTACGTGAACCAAACGTCCATTTTGATCAAATACCGGAGCTGTATCGCGACCATCATATGCCAGCTGAAAGTCTGCGAATCGTAGATCTTCGCTGAGTCGTTTGCACTGATCTATTTGGTGCAGATTGTGCTGAAAGCGAATCATTTTCCATACAGCTTGTCCCCCAGCATCGATAAAAATTTTGGCATTGCGAATCACAGTATTCCAAACTGTGTTTTGTCTGTAAAGATGATGGGTGTCTTCTAGGCCATCAAGACAAAAAAATACCGTTGCGGGAGTGCGTGCCAACTGTATCCAAAATTTTTTATCACGTGCACCTCCATTGGTGCTGATGCTGATTTTTAGATCTGGATTAACTGAATAAAAATAATCGACAATGTCTGGTGCTTCGGGGTTCATCACAATATCCCCAAAATTTCCATTGATCCTGATACTAATCAGTTGTTTAAGAAACTCAGGAGAAAATATCTGTTGTGCAGAATCAAGACTTAGATTAGTTTCAGGATATCCACCATTATAGGGATAACCCCAGAAATTCCGAGGGCACCAAGGACAACTGGCATTACAAAAGCTTGAGATTTCCAAGTGGACATCTCTGATGTCTTCATATTCAATCACGTGGTTTTTATTTTGCCCAACAGTTGTTTGAGTTTGGAACTTTGAACGTCGGCAGTTACTTTGGCTGAATCATCTGATTGGGCCAGGGGCTTGTCCCAGGCATGTGTTCCACCTGGTAACTTGTCGTCGCCTTCACTTTTTACATTTGACTTGGCTTTGATTTGATCCATGAACGAACTGGTGGGCTTTTTGCTGAAGCCTTCTTCTTCGCCGCCTGCGTCAGTGATACGCATGGTTTCCATGTTGTATTCAAGATCAATCTTTTGTCCAACACCTGTGCTACTACGCGATTTCATACACTGAATCTGATACTTGCCACGTTCTTTCATGGCCCTACTTGTAAAAATACCGAACACGTTGTCTGCCGTGTTGATTTTAGAGATACCGCCTGAAATATGACTGTGGTCAAATTCAATCTCTTCCACAGCTGATCTGTTTAACTGACTTGCTGTCACCAGCAAGATGCCCAGTTCCTTGGCCAAGTTACGCAGTTCTTCACTCACATACTTGTCTTTAACAAATAAGTCATTGGGACTGACCTTGGCACTCACAGGCATCAACAAGTCCAAGTAGTCCACCATCATAAAGTCTACACGATGTCCTGTTTGAATTTGATACTCTTTTAAGAACGCACGAATGTCGTTGATGTTTGATTGTGCTGGCATTGCCTTCACGCGATAACTACCGGACTTCTTGCCCACCAGTTTGATTTTGAGTGTGGCTGTTTCTTTGTCTCTGCGAATATCCTTGGTTGACATATTGGTCAACATGGCTGCTGTTCGTAGACCAGTGAGCTCTTCACTCAATTCCAAAGTGATATACACCCCATGAAGTCCCTGTTGCACCCAGTTCAAGGCAATGTTCATCATCACAAGCGATTTACCTGAACCCGAGCCGCCTGCAAAGATGTTGAGTTCCCCGCGACTGAATCCACCATACAACAGTCGGTCCAACTGTGGCCAACCCGTCGACACTTGACCGCCGGTGTCAAAGTATTTGGCAAACATGCCCTCAGGATCTAACCAAAAGTCTGTGCCCAAATCTTTGGTCAAGCTGATCTGCACAGCATCTTTGATCAGTTTTTCTACTGGCTCAAATTCGCCCTTTTCCAGCAAGTCAGCTGATTTGAGAATTGCACGTTCTAGTTCTTGCCGTTTAGTAAATCCTTCGAACTCTTGCATGAACCACTCATAGTGACCTTCATTGAGTTCAGGAACTGAGTCGAGTTTGACTCCAGTTGCGGCTGCAATCTGATTTCTGTCAGGCATGGTTCTGAACTTGTCGCTGTGTTCCTTGACAAACTCAGCAGCTGGCCTCAAGCTCTTGTCAAAGTTTTGCGGATTGTAAATGTTTTGAACACGCACATAACTCTGTGCGTCTTCTAACATCATTTCCAGAAACAGTTTCTGGACTTCGATATTGTATTCTTTTAACAACTTATTTCCTTGTAAAGCAAATTTTTGAAATTATGTCAGTGGTTGCAGGGTAAACATCTTGTTCTAACTCGACGACATCATATAAATTAAACATCTTAGATATTTTGTAGTTAACCCAGGCTTCTTCAACAATATTTAATTTTAGGTCCATCGACTGTTGATGCAGTATTGCTTCAACTACTTTATTGCACTTTAACTCACTGTGGTATCCTTGATTCAATTGTAGAAAATTTTTATGCAGGTCAATCAGCTGCGGGGTTGGTGAAAATTCTAAGTTTACAAATTTAGAAATTTCCTGGAGCCCTTGTATGAAGGATGAAAAATTAAAGAATCTTCTAAAATCAAAATTATAAAAATTCTTCACAGGAGTCCAATCCACAAACATAGACAAACCATATTCGTAATCATCAAACATAGAATAAAAATACTTTCTTAACACTTTTCTTGAATAGCTGTCGTGTAATCCGTGATTTGTGACCAGTGTATTCACAAACTGTGCCATCTTGGGCAATGATGACATTTTTTCATATGTGTTGTTTTCTAAGTTTTCAAGATCAAGTGTTTGATCTCCTGCACGTAAAAAACTGTTGGTAATAGCAATCAATAAATCGTCTTGCGTTGGAACTATACGAATCACCAGATCAGTATCATTAAATTGCATACCATAATAACTATAGTGTTGTGCAGTTGTTATAGGGCAGTAGTCTGCGTTGTCATTTTTAAGATGACAGGCACCATTACTGTTAAACTGCGGCAATGTAATGTCGTATGATACATTTTGATCTATCCAATGGTTAACTACTAACTCCAGATAGTTTCCATGCACACCTCCAAAAAAATCAATTTTTCTTATTGTGACCATTTTTTTGCTAACTGTTTTTTTCGCATCTCAATTTTAATTTTATTGGTTTCTCTGGACTGCATTATAGTTAGTAAAGTTGCTAATTTGCCAAACTTTACCACAGCATCATTAACATCTTTGACGTCTGTGGGCCAATCAGGTATGCTCACCGACCATCCCAGTTCTATGGCACGATCAATCAACTCAAGTCCGGCTTTGTCGTGATCGGGAACAACAATAACTTCACGTCCAAGATTGCGTATCAATCTGGCCTGTGCATCGCTTATTGTGTTATGCATTACTGCCAGGCCGTCAATGCTGAGTGCATCAAATATGCCTTCGACCACAATTACACATTGCCAACTGTCGTTCTGTAGCTCTGTGCCAAACACATAACCCGGTTGTGTATGATTGATATATTTGGGTGTTTTGTTGTCTAGGAATCTGGCTGTCCATCCCACAACTTTTCCATCGTAGGTAAAAGGTATTGTAACATGTGGACGAACCCAGTTAACGCCATCGGTGCGAATAGTGGTCATTGCTGGAAAGTCTGTGGGCACACATCTATCTCTAAGATAATTCCAATACAGCGGCAGGTCGGGTGTGATTAGTTCGCTGGCCGGAGGAAAGTCATCTGACTCTTCAAACTTGATGTCACCGACAGTGTTGGCAACTCGAGCACGGTCATCCAGGATGCCGTGTATGCTACGATGTCTCAGACTTTCTAAATTCAGTGCATTTATTTCTTGTTCAGGAACTCCAAATCGTTCCAGCAACGTTGTTGCTTTATATCCCAGTGTTCTGCCCAACACAAAACTGGCAGTGTATCCACAGTTGAAACAGTGATAACTCCAACCTTGCTCATTGGTTTTGATTCCGCCACGACTGCGCTTTTCGTTGCAACAAGGGCAGTTAAAGCTGATCCAGCCCGAAGGCGTTTGTTTACGCTTCGCAGGCAAGTAACCAAAGATATCTAGCATCTTGCTAGTTTAACACAAATCAATGTGATTGATCAAGCGGTCTCGGATAAGACTGTGTCCGATTTCGTTGGGATGACCGTGGGCGCAGATCAATTCTCTTCGTTGATTTCCCGGATGATCTCTAAACCAAAGTGTCCAAGCAAAGTCCGGCCAGGGCAAAGTGGGTGCGTTGGCAACAGGGCGTTCAGCTGGCATGATATTGAATTGCAATAGATTGAGATTGTTTCTGGCTGCAATGCCATCAAAGAACAACACAGCTTGTTGATAGTTCAATTGATTCAATGCACGACAATTGGTCAAGGTCATTTGATATTTGATCATTGTTGCATAATCATCGGGCACAACCGAACTTCCAAAATTTACCCAGGTGCTGTGAACAAATTTGTTCCAGGGTGGATCATTGCTGTAGTGTTGATGCCTGGGGTTGTAATGACTGATCCTGTCGCTGTTGGTCAACCCAATCAATACCAAACATTGGTCCAAAGGCACAGTTTCATGATCCAACCACCATTGAAATGTCCACATAGTGCTGCCGAGACTTCCGCCAGGAATACCAAAATTTTCGGTTGGGACGTTGTAGTGCTTTCCCAGTTGCCCTAAAAAACAATTTTTAAGTCTGTAGTCAGTGTTTTGATCGTCGCTATAGTGACCATCGGGATTGATTGCTAGATAGTTGGGATCCATGAGCTCATCGCCGTAGATCCATGAGTCGCCAAATCCAACGATTTTCTGAAATTGCATTTATCTATATAGTATATTTTCCGCTCTTCCTGTAGAAATCACTATTTGTGCCTGTGTGTTTGTGGGAGGTATGGGTCTATAACCCGATCCACCGTCAATGATATTGATAGCAGTGAGTTCGCCTGTGGCCAAATTGACATCGGCTGTGGCTCTGGCGCCTGCACCGTTGCCCACAAATTCAATCAAGGGCGGCGCCAGATATCCGTTGCCTTTGTAGATAATGGTGGCACCAACAATTACTCCTTCATCGGAAACGACTGCTGTGGCCTGGGCAGGATTGCCAATTTGGCCATTGAGTCCAGTGGTGTAAACTGAGTTGTTGAATGCCAATCTTAGGATAGGGTGATATCCAATCACATGAATATGCACAGTGCCAGTTCGGTTGAGATATTGCACACTGTCTGTGACATTATACCATACGCTTTGATAGTTTTCAGCAGCTTGAACTTTGATGGTTCCAGTGTAGCCCACAAGATCCATTTGAATCGAAGTCACAGACGCAGTGGGCACAATAAAACTACTGTAGTATTCTGTGCTGAGTATAGGGCTATAAGTGTTTATGGTTGCGCCCGGGGTTCTTGCCCAGTCTGGATAAGTTGCAGGAGTTCCGCTGGCAGTGGAGCCAGTCATGGCGCTCATGTCCACTGTGGGAATAGTAAGCTCGGCACTGGGGAAAAATTCCGGAAATACACTGTCAGTGATGTCGACGTCGGCTCTTGCACCGGCCTGGGCGTCCACAAACACAGCTTCGGTCAAGTTACCCGAACGTCGGGTTATACTGTAACTGGCAGGTTGTGCCCGCACAGCATCTAACACACCTGCGGGCAAGGTAACTTTGGCACGACCAAACTGTGCGTTTAGTATGGTCATTTCTGTTTCGTTTACCA